TTATATTTCAGAATCGCTTTTTGAACTTAGCTCCCAATAGGTTTTATCATCTTCATCGAAAGCCTTAAAACCTACAGTTTTAAACCTTAGCTTATTCAGTTCATTTTTGATTTCAATATATGTATCTTTTATTACTTTATTTGCAGAAAAATGGTATCCTATGAAGGTTATATCTTTCCCTGTCATATTGACTTCAATATCCTTTTCCCATAACTCTTTTTGGGCATTTTGATAATATGCTTTGCGAGCTTTAGGAAAATGTGTTTTTTGGAATGATATAAGAGTTTTCTTATATTCTTCCTTATTTGCTATATTATTGTTTATGGCTTTTTTTGCCTTTTCAATTCTGTCTAAGAATAGTAATATATCTCCTTTTGATGAAATATTCATTCCTAATTTGAGGTCTGATAATAAGTTTTCGTTCAAAACCTCTTTAGTAACCTTTGGATGGATGTTCATACCATTAAAAGATGCATAGTAGTCTTCTCCCTGTTTACCTTTTAGGTATAAGAAAGAAGTATAATTCTTATTTAGATCCATATAATTCAATGCGTTTTTCAATAGCTGGACGTCAGATTTATCAAGTTCTCTACTTGTGTATAAGTCGTAACTATTACTTGTAGCTCCCATGAGATGTATAACATCTCCTCCCTTGGTATATTCTTTAGGAGTACTCTTTGTTTTTTCTTTAGTACTTTTGGGGGTGGTTGTCGATGTAGCTGATTCGTTATAACTGCTTATGCTTGGTTCAGAGTTAAATGCTATGAGAAATACGATAAGCACAGTAGCTCCAATAACCCACCTATAATAAGTACTTTTAGAGGGCGTTAGCAACATTTTCTCTCTGAGGACATCCATTATCTTATCCTTGAATAGAAGTGCTACTATACCTAAACATACAATGATTTTAATCCATAATTGTGCATCCATAATATTGATATTTGTAGGTTAACCGTTTTTGCGTTCGTTTTTCAGCAATGTAAGTTCGCCATTTAGTTTGCGAACCTTGTCTTCATATACTTGAATAGTTTTTGCCTGTTCATTGATTGTCCCCTGGAGTGTGGCGATAGTATCTACTAATCGGGAAATACGTTCTGTATTTTCGTCTTTTGATTGATTCTTTGAAATAAGCATTTCACCTTTCCCACGAAATAACCACTCGGCTGATATATCATCGTAGTTATCCAATATTGCATTAATTGTTGATATACTGATTTCACTTACTCCATTGAGTTGTCTACTAAGAGTGTTCTGTTTTATACCACATTTTATAGCAAAAGCCCTGTCTGTTAGCTTGTAGTGGGCAATAACTTCTTTAATTCTACTAATCATAACAATACATTTAATAGTTAATATATCCAAATATGGATAATTAATTCCATAAAATGATTGCAAAATATCCAAATATGGATTACATTTGCATCATCAATCAATCAATACTCCAAATATAGAGATAAAGATTGATATGACAAAAAGAATATTCACATAAAATAATAGCAAAAATGAAAAAGTACAATTTATCAGAAATTATGAAAGCGGCTCACAATATTTATAAGACTGGTAAATATACTTGGGCTGAGTCTTTGAAAAAGTCTTGGAAAATGGCAAAGTTTAGAATCTCTTCAAGAATAGAAGCTTTGCAAATAAAGCAAGAGATGAAAGCCGATAAGGATGCTGAGAGAAAGCGATTGCAAGAGATAAATTCTCAATATATAAATGTCACTCCTGCAAAGAGAAGTCGCTATGACAGTTTAGATATTCCTGCATCTGCGTATTACAATCCAAACAGTACCGGAAAGTTTGGTGCTCACTACGTAGGTGATTAAATAGGAGCTTTCGCAAAAAGGTAGTTCTCATACCGGACAAAAGATGCTGGGGTTACAGTAGCAACGCGTATATGTGTAGCCAACCGTCCGGGCGAAAGCTCTCCACTTTAAAAGTCAAACCAAATGATTCGTCGGGTTATCCCGGAACCCAGTCCGGTCTTTGAGCCTGCCCTTGAAGGGAGACTGGGAGCTAAGAGAAGAGTTCTATGACTTATTGGCAAATGCAGTTTTGGAAGTTGATGCGAGCTGAAAGGGACGACTGATGTAGGCAAACTTCCCAACGACATAACGCTGTGAGGAAAGGTCAAACTCATGTCGTTGTAAAAATAATCAGTTAGACAATTTATTGTCGGTAAATCGTGGAATTTACTTTATGTATATAGGTGTTATAGCTCAGTTGGTAGAGCAGAGGACTGAAGATCCTTGTGCCCTGGTTCGATCCCAGGTGACACCACTAATTTTAATTTAATGAGTATGGCGAAGAAAATTAAATGTGGGAAGTACCTTATTTTCATTGCTGAACAATCAGAAATAGATGATTTTGTTTTCTCGCAATCTTCTGTTGATAGCCTCATAAAGTCTTTAGAACAGTCTGCTAATGATTTGTATGAGCAGAGTGTCAGGCAACGAGAACTTGTTGAACGTAGTTTAACTAATAAGCCTATCATGCGTATTGTGAGAAAGAATTAATGTGAATTTTAAAATTGAAGTTTTATGCACGTTTATAAAGACATTGAAACAAGGGATTTATTGAAGATGATCCCAATTGAAGATGTGGTTGAATACCACGGTAAGGGCAAACTTGTTTCAGAGATTGGCATTGAAGAAACACTTGATTGGATAGGCGAGGAAGAGATTCTAAAGTATATTGAGGCAACAGGGTTACTACTTGACGCAACCAAGAAAAACTTTTAAATCAAGAATGAATAAAACAATGAAAGGGTATTTATTTAGTAAACCGATGATAGTTACATACAGCTATTCTTTGATAGGTATTTTTAAGATGTATGCAACCATCATTATTAGGTTTAACGTTGAGCATGTCAATCAGCCCATCATGGCATCAAATAAAGAGATAATTAAAGAGATAACGAGAATTACAGGGCATAAAGTTATTCGAATAATAGATCATTGCTCTATTTGAATAAGTTCTGCTTTAATATTATTACTATTTTCAATATCCTCTTTTAACTCCATCATATATGTTTTGTGGGATTTTGTTGGAGTTATTTTATAAAGTTGAACTCCGGCATCTGTCAATGTATAAAGAGAGGGTATGGTAATAGGAGGGGCATCTTCTGCCTGCGGCGAAACCAGTTTTATAGAGTAGTTTTTTCCTTGAATTTCTGTGACTTTTTTATCTAATACAAATTGACATTCGATACTATTGATTAGCCCACAATCTATTAAGGACTGGAATTGGTTCATTGGGTAATAATGTGATTGTAAGCAGCAGTTGTGAATCATCTCTTCGCAAAATACGAATTTGCAAATACCTGCAAACCATTTAGCTTCAAAGGTTTCTATATTTCTTAGGATAGACAGTGTCCTTTTATTGAAACTTCCTGGTTTTATAATTTCTCCGGCCAGTATTTTAGCCCAAATAATTTGTGCTTCTTCATCTGAGATATCTTGAGCGTAATCAAAGAAACGAGCTGACCAATCAGGATCAACAGGAGTTTTGTCAATGTTTTCTATCATTTGTAATTCTTGCGCAGCATTAGCATAGATACTTGCTATATTGTTAAATTGACGTTCTTCTCTAATAGAACGTGCAGCATTGGTGGTACTTTCAAGCAAGGCTTGTTTTAATTGGCTTTTAAATTCGTCATTACTTTCAATAGATTTTGCTTGAGATGTAGCAGAAGCAATTCGCTTGATCTGCTGTGGTTTAAAAGTCCATGAACAACCTTTTTGAAATACATCAATGAATTTACAAAGAGGGTCTGATAAACCTGCTAAATCTTTTATTTCCATAGTCTAAAAATTTTAAGTGACATGGCAAAAGTAATTAAATAATGGATACGTTCTTCATGCTTTTATAAAAGTTTTAAGTGACATTTTAACTTCATAATGGAGACGTATCCTTTCTTTTTGGTTAAATACAAATATTTGCTATAATATGATACACGAATGATTGCTTACATAAATAAGAATTTATGCAAAGCGTATATTGTTAATGCACAAATGAATAGAAAGAATGAAATATAAGACCATTTTTCACAAAATAAAAAGAGCTTACATCTCTTACATCCTTTATGTAATGAGAGAATATTTAAAGACACATCCGCGTGGATATATTGTTCTATTCTATTATAGCAGATGCGAGCAGTCTTGTCGTTCTCTACTTTATTCTCGTATATGGAAATACTTGAGAAAAGGATACATAATATATCCAATAAAACAGCAATGGCAAGGAGAATTTTGCTGTAAATGCTGTCCGTGGAAGAACTGTTTAAAGATACGATTACCGCGAACATAGCGGAGGCTACAGCTAAAAAAGTGCTTTGGACTCTGAAAGTCCATTCGTTCCTTTTTTCAAGAACGTTCTGGTAGTGTTCTACCAAATCTAAATAACCATTCATAATGCTTAATTTTTTGTTTGACGCTTCAAAGTTAAGCAATCCTCCGGTTCAATTTACATTAGCGAATAATCTTGAATCGGAGGTCTTTTTATAACCGTTTAATAATTAGCTAAATAATTAGTATGGAAGAAAATAAGAAAAGTCTAATGGGGGCCATCCGTTATATGGAGAAGGGCGAAAAGAAAGTGTTTCCTATTTCTAAAAGGTCTTATATCCTTAATCTTACATCATATAGGCTCAAAGAAAAAGAGCCTAATAAGAAATGGAAAACTGAATCTGATAGAAAAAAGGGAATTATCACTGTGGTTCGTAAAAGGTAATGTCATGTACGCGACCTATGCGAATGGTATCGCCGATATATTGCTTGACAGCATATTGGATATAATGTCTACAGAGACTTTTAGCAAGGATCAGTCAGCGTATATAGTCGGTGGTGAGAAGAAGTTGATAAGGCTTATAGAAGCCGGGGAGATTGAATGCGATAAGCCGTCTAACAGTCAGAATGGCAAATGGAGGTGCAATGCTGCTCAGGTGTTGAGGCATTGTAGATGTATGAGAAAGAAAAAGTATAAACGTAAACGTAAAAGTCAAAAGAATGAGAAGAATTAGAGTTGTTCAAATGTTGGCAGTTATCTGCGCAATGTGGGCGGCCGTTTGGTTATCTGATGGCAATGAAGCCAGTGCCAAGGAACGTGCAGCCGGTGCAATCATCATGGTGCTTGTATTGGTGATGCTGATAGTACAGCACTTGATAGAAGAGAAAGCAAAAAAGAAAACCGATAAGTAATCGGTTCTCCGGTGTAGCTCAGTTGGTAGAGCGTGTGATTTTTGAAATTTTTCTCACTATGTCGGCGGTTCGAGTCCGCCCACCGGAGCAATCACTTTTATAGTGATCGTATGAGGACTGTGTGTTATCAATCAATCATACTTCAACAGAGGTTGAAGGTGTTTTTAGTTTTCATGCGTGAAAAGTAGCCTGTGAAGGTGAATGCTTCATAACAATAGTTTGGCCGCTCCACGAGTTGGAGTGGCATTACGGACAATTAGCTCAGTTAGGTAGAGCGGTACATGAAATAGTGTTGGTAGTTTGTCATGGTATCTTTTTAATGGTTTCATCATGTACAGGTCGCGGTGTTCAAGTCCCGCATTGTCCACGAGGATTTTCCTCTATTATTAATTAATATGCCGGTGAAAAGGACACCGTCGGGACAGCCCCGGTATTTATTTGATTTATAATTATTCCTAAAGTAGTTTTTTACATCCCGGTGTAGCGTGATTGCTTATCCGGGAACAAGTAACCCGCGAGGGGGAATGCATTTAATGCAATTAGTAGTTTTGTCGTGTTTTATTTTGTGTTAGTATGGGTGTATAGTCTGTGAAGATAGTACACCTTTTTTATTTCGGAGAAGTGGCGGAATTGGTAGACGCTTAGTTTGAACATACGGCTGGCTAACCTCGAAGCAGGAAAGATGAATGGGGAAGCCAGAACCACAATTGAAACGTACAAACGAAATCTTGCAAATCCTGGTTCGACTCCGGGTTTCTCCACAAAAGACGTTGTTCCATAACATCTTTTTAAGTCAGGCAGGTTACGGGTTTGAACTCACTGCTGTGGAAACTGGAAAGAGTTCGGCGTGAATGTGAAATTGTGTTATCCGTTGTCTGTGAAGATCGCGGATAAATCGGACGGTTAGCTCAGTCTGGATAGAGCGCCGTGTGTGGTGGAAGGTTGAGAGTTCGATTCTCTCAGGATGATTCTTAGCTTAACGGGAGAGCACCACAAGCGGAGGTCAACGGTTCAAATCCGTTACCGTCCACAAATCGGAGAAATGGCGGAATTGGTAGACGTTAGAAAGCTATGTAGATACTCGTTGCACTTCACACTGTAAGTGGCCAATCGGTTGGAACGCTGCAATCCCGGTTCGAGTCCGGGTTTCTCCACAAGCCTTTAGGATGGAAGAAGCGAAATAGAAACAAAAGGCTCATGTTGTTTACGGGCTGCCAGTATTGATTCTGGCTGACACGACGGAAAAAGACGCCGAAAGACTGCATGGGTGTTTCTTTAGAGCTGAAGTTGTTGTCATGTGTTGTGCCCCGGAGAATATGCTTCGGGGCTTTTTAGTGATGAAAAAGGCGTTAAAATGGCGAAGTTTCTGTTTGCTTATCTTGTCAATAAAGGATAACTTTATAGATGTAATAAACTATAAGTCAAACCAATAAATTAAATTATGAACGCGAAAGCTTATCCAAGTGTTGAAGAACAAGAAATGAATCTCAGCATTTTCAACGGTGTTAAAAGTGTACCCGCAGAAGCTCTTAGAGAAATTCATGCAGGACACCTCAGAGGTAAAAGTGATATTAGCCCAATGTGGCGCATCCAGAAAATGACAGAAGTGTTTGGAGCTTGTGGCATTGGATGGAAATATGAGATTGTCAAACAATGGCTTGAACCGTTTGAACAACAGATTCGTGCTTTCTGCAACATCAATCTTTATGTGAAGATTGATAATGAATGGTCTGCCGCTATTCCTGGCACTGGTGGCTCATCTTTTGTAGATCAAGAGAAGAACGGCCCTTACGTTAGTGATGAATGCTATAAGATGGCATTAACTGATGCATTGTCTGTGTCCATGAAAGCGCTTGGAGTTGCTGCTGATGTCTATTTTGGGTATGATGGTAAATCCAACAATACTAAATATAATACGACTCCACCTTTTCAGGATAATCAGGGCGGAATTACGCCTGTTCCGGCTGCACAGCCTGCTAATTCTACATTTAAGGTATCTGATTTGGAAAAGGCTCTTAAAGATATGAGAGAGGTTAAAAGTAGGGAAGAACTTGAAAAGGTCTGGTATGCAAATAAGTCTTTGACGAACAACAAAGAGTTTCTTGATGTGACAAAGCAAATGAGTATTATTTACCCCAAAAAAGAAAGTGTATGATAGATTTGGTAAAATCAGATGTGGTCTTCAATGAGGAAGACCACACTTATTTTCTTGGAGCCAAGGAACTGTTCGGAATAACCGGTATGATTGGCCGGCAATTGTTCCCAGGAAAATATGACAAGATCCCTAAACATATTTTAGAAAAAGCGGCAACCAAAGGACATTTTGTTCATTCACAATGCCAATTTGTTGATGAAACAGGTTTGTGTACTGACTGCATTGAGGCTTCTAATTATCTGAAGGAACGTACTTCTGCCGGATATGTTCCTCTGGCCAATGAATATCTGGTATCAGACAATGAGTATTTCGCTACTAAAATTGATAATGTTTGGTTGAAAGTTGATAAGATTGCTCTATGTGATATAAAGACAACCTATTCTCTTGATAAAGAGTATTTGTCATGGCAACTTTCTGTTTGTGCTTACTTTTTTGAACTTCAGAATCCTTTGCTTAAAGTAGATCAACTCTTTGGTATCTGGCTCCGTGACGAAAAGTCTGAGGTAGTAGCGATCGAGAGAAAACCAGATTCTGAGGTGATACGGCTTCTTGAATCCGAAAAGAGAGGCCAACAGTTTGTAGCTTCTGCTCTTGTACCAGCAAATGATAAACAAATAATTGCTGTTCAAAATCTAAATTCAATAATCGAAGTTGAAGAAGCTATTGAAGCATTAGAGAAAGTGAGGGATGGGTATAGGGCAGATTTGAAGAAAATAATGAAGGAAAAGGGTATCAAATCCTGTGAAGTAGGGAGGTTAAAAGTTAGCTATACTATAGCTTCCAAACAAAAGAAATTTGATTCAAAGAAGTTTCAGGCAGATCACCCCGATTTGTACTCTAAATATCTGACAATTACAAATAAGTCTGACAGTATTCAAATTAAACTTAAATCGGATGAATAGAATAACACTTATCGGGAATGTTGGCAAGGAACCCGAAATTAGAACATTGGAAAGCGGTGCTAAGGTGGCCGTTTTCACTCTTGCTACAAAAGACAGAGCGTTCACTTTACCTAATGGTACGCAAGTTCCAGAACGGACCGAATGGCATAACTTAGTATTATGGAAAGGATATGCTGAGGTAGCTGAAAGTTATATCCATAAGGGAGATAAACTCTATATTGAGGGTAAATCGAGAACAAGATCTTATGATGGAAAGAAAGGTGAGAAGCATTATATAACTGAAGTGCATGTTGAGGGGATGGAAATGTTGACATCTAAACAACAAACACCTTCAGTTCCCGCGTCTCCTTCCCCGTCTCAGGAGCATATTTTACCTTGGGAGCGAGAAGATATAGTGTTACCAAATCCGTAAAGTTATGGAAATCCTGCTATTGAATACTCCTGAAGGTCTTAAGCCTTGCTATGATAGAGACTATGACGAAAAAAAGAAATTAGTACTCGGTAAAATGTATAAGGCAAAGATTACAGAGCCTCGTAACGTTGGATTTAATAACAAGTATTTTAAAATGATAGATCTCGCCTGGGAGTATCAGAATGAAAAGGTGTGCGAGCATTTTAAGAATGATGTGAAACGCTTTCGTAAAACTGTTGAGATTGCTGCTGGTCATTGTGATACAGTCTTTAATCTAAAGACGAAAGAGTGGGTGGATATTCCCAAATCCATATCTTTTGAAGAAATGGATGAATTTCAATTTCGGGAGCTTTACGATAAAGTGAAAAATGTACTTTTTACAGTTTTTTTACGTGATATCAATGTGGAAGAGTTTGAACGCTTTCTAAATTTCTAATGAATATCTCTAAAACAGACATCCGGGCAATGGAGCATTTGCTAAGGCAGTGCTCCATTTTTATTGAACGTACTGCACCAAAGGTATCTCCTGATCAGGACCTGGCTCGTCGATGTAAACAGATGATTAAGAAGTTAAACAAAAAAAAGGATATATGATACATACATGGTTTGAATGTAAAATCCGTTACGAGAAAGTGATGGAAAATGGTATGAACAAGAAGGTCACAGAACCTTATCTTGTGAATGCTCTCAGCTTCACAGAAGCCGAAGCGCGTATAATTGAAGAGATGACTCCCTTTATTACCGGTGAGTTTACCGTCTCAGACATCAAACGGGCCAACTATAGCGAATTATTCCCCAGTGAAGAAGAGGCCGCCGACCGCTGGTTCAAGTGCAAACTGGTTTACATTACTCTGGATGAAAAAAGTGGTGCCGAGAAGAGAACATCTACTATGGTGTTAGTGCAAGCAGCCGATCTACGTGACGCTGTTAAGAAGCTGGACGAAGGCATGAAAGGCACGATAGCTGATTATATAATTGCGTCAGTATCTGAGACACCTCTTATGGATGTTTATCCGTATTCAGAGCGTGCAGATCACATCGACAGTATAGATGAAGCTGCAAATTCTCCTGTTGTAAGTCATTTCATCACCTCTTTACCTGATAACTGCAGGACTTCAATCACAGTAGCCGGCAAGGCTGTTATCATTGATAAAACTGGGCGTAATACCCGCGTTATCCCTGACAATTCGGAAGAGATCCACGAAGGAAAGAAAAAGCCAGGTGCTAAAGGATCAGGTAAGGTTAAAGAGAAATAACCATGACCTATGATGAGTTTTTAGAGCAGGAACGTAACCGATCCTCTCGTAAGAAATCAGATGATATTGAGCATCAAATTCAATGTGCCTGTATCGACTGGTTTCGTTCGGTCTACCCTAAGCTACAAAGTCTTCTTTTTGCTGTTCCTAATGGTGGCAGACGCGATAAAGTAACCGGTGGTAAGCTGAAAGCAGAAGGTACTCTTGCAGGTGTTGCTGATTTAATACTGCTTATTCCCAAGAATGGGTATGCTTCACTTTGTATCGAGATGAAAACACCTAACGGGATACAGCGTGATTCTCAGAAACTCTGGCAGAAGGAAGTTGAGGCTGTAGGAAATAAATATGTGTTATGTCGTTCATTGGATGATTTTATCCGTGAAGTAACAATCTATCTGAAAGATACTGTAATGTGCTAATATATGGAACGGAAATCATTTGTATTTTATAAAGAATGGAAAGAGGCGATTAAGGATTTGCCAGATGATGTCAGACTGGAAATTTACGAAAGCATAATTGAGTATGCTACAACGGGGAATGTTCAGGGGTTGAAACCATTGGCTAATACTGCTTTCAACTTTATAAAACCGACAATTGATAAGGATGCCAATAAGTATTTAGCTATTATAGAAAGAAATCGGAATAATGGGAATAAAGGTGGAAGACCGAGAAGCGTAAACCATGAAAACCCAAATAACCCAATAAAACCCACTGGGTTTTCTGGCAACCCAAATAACCTTGATAATGATAATGATAATGAGGATAATAAATTATCCTCCCCCTTACCCCCACAGGGGGATGGAGGAGGAGACTATTATTCCTCCGTTTTATCTCAAAGGGATGGTAAAGCTCGTAATTTCAGTGGATTATGTAACAATTTAAAACGTTTGAATTTGTCTCAAAAAGAGCAAGATGAAATTTTTGTTCTTAGTAATTTCGGTGAGATAGGTAATCCGGTATGGAAGTATATTCAGCAATGTTTAGATAGTATCGGAAAATCTGTCTTTGATAAATCAAGAATCAATACGCCTGGTAGGTATATAATTTATAAAATGAAAAACGAAGAAAATGCTGGAACCTAAGTATTATATAATCAAGATACAAGACTCTTATTTGGCCGAATTATTGTATTGGTGGATACAATTTGATAAACCATGTAAGCTGCTATTCCAAAAGCCTAAGTTTGCAGAGAGTGTCAATTTAACTGGTATCCGGGTTACTGTAACTACGGATGAAGCTGCTGATTTTATTCTCAAAGCAAAATCAGCGACTGGATTTAAACTATTAAGAGAAGATGAAAATCACAATCTATTGGAAAACGAATGAGATTGAGTGCATAAGACTGATTAGAGAATTATGCAATCTTCCTTCTGGCATAACTGTGAATGGTGAAACGACAGCCGATGTATGCGAAAAAGATATTGAGTTACTTCGCAAATATGAGAGATTGGATTTCATCCAGTTACGTAATAAACCTTGATGAAAATGGCGTTAAAATGGCGAAGTTTCTGTTTGCCTATCTTGTCATTTTACGATAACTTTACTGATGTAAGGAACTAAAAGTCAAACCAATATAATTTTTGAATTATGGAAATACAGAAAATTAAAATCGAAAAAATCAGTGCTTCACCCCTTAATCCGAGAAAGACTTTTGATGAAGCTGCTATTGAAGAACTTGCAGCCAATATTGAGAAACAAGGTCTATTACAACCTATTACCGTCAGACCTACCTCTGAGGCACCATATTTGGATGAAGATACCGGTGAGGTTATTAATGTGAAAGACACTTACGAGATTGTTTGCGGTGAGCGCCGTTTCCGTGCTTTTCAACGATTGAAAGCAAAGGAAGATGAAGAGAACATAGCCAAAATCAAGGCCCATCGCAAAAAAGCAGAGTTGTATCAAACGATTTCCTGCATTGTCAGAGAGATGACAGATGATGAGGCTTTTGATGCAATGATTACCGAGAACTTGCAAAGAAAAGACGTTGATCCCATCGAAGAGGCTTTTGCCTTTTCTCAGTTAATTGAAAAAGGGCGTACACTGGAAGATATAGCACTGAGATTTGGTAAGTCAACCCGATTTGTCTTCGACCGTGTAAAGTTGAATGGTCTCATACCGGAATTGAAAGCCCGGGTTAGAGATGGTGAAATTCCAATTTCCGGTGCAATGATCCTGTCTAAACTTGATGATACCGAACAGGTAAAGTTCCACCAAGATAATAAAGGACAGTGTAATGTGGCTATGATCAGAAGGTTTGTGAGTAATTCCTTTATGGAATTGGATAGAGCCGATTGGATTAAGGATAATGCAGATATCTGGGATAATGGTACATTCAAACCGTGTGCTGAATGCGAGTTTAGTACAGCAAATCATGGGTGCTTATTCTATGAAATGAACAGTGAAAAAGCTAATTGTACCAATCCTGTATGCTACAAGAAGAAACAAATTGCTTATGTCCTGCGTAGAATACAGGCAGAAAGTGAGAATCTTGTCAAGCATGGTGAGCCGATGGCATTCGGGAAAACTGTCATTATTGACAATGGCCCAGAAACTTACTGGGGAGAGGAAAAACAAGCTCAGTACAACAATACAATGGAAGCTGTAAGGCAATTGGGATATTGTATAGTTGCCCCGAATGAAGTTTTTAAAAGTAAATGTTGGTATAATGAAGAGGACGAACGTATTCAAAAGATGTTGGATGATTCTGAAATTTACCGTTGCATATCTTGCTTTGATTATTGTGGGCCAGAGTTTGATGTTCTGTATTACTATATTAGAAAAGATATTGCTTCCAGCACATCAGCTCTTGCAGATCCTAAAGATATTGAGAGGGAGAAAATTAATTCCCAATTGAAAAGGGCAAAAGAGATCGTAGAGGAAAAGACTGCTGAAACCCTACGCACCTGGGCACAAGAAAAGCCCTATCATAAGCGAAAAGGAGAGTTAACCACCAATGAACAGCTTGTATTTGATGTGTTGGTTCTCAGCCACTGCAAGAGTTCTTTTCTTACATCACTCGGCTTGGATAAATATAATAAAAAGGGTGATTTTGTGAAGTATATTGAGAATAACCAAGCTGATAGGGTACAATGGTATCGAGCTTTTATCGCTGAATCTTTATCAGATAACAATGTCAACTTCTGTCCTTATTTACAGAAGTGCCAGAATCTTTTGTTCTCAGAACAGTATCCGGATGAATATATTGAATTAAGTAAAAAGCTTGGTTCCTCATTTGAGAAGAAGCAAAAGAAGCTCACAGCTCAACTGAAAGAACTTGATAATACTAACACAGAGGAAGCCTAACGGTTTCCTCTTTTTCAAGGTACACCATGAATAAGACTTGGAGTAATGAACAGTTGGCTATTCTTGATAGAGAATACCCAACTGCTGATCTGAAAGAATTAGCCCAGTCTCTGGGTAAGACGAAAAGTGCTGTTAGATCAAAGGCCAAATGTTGTGGATTGAAGCGCTCATCTGATGTAAAGGTATGGAGTCCTAAAAAACAAGAAAAGCTGATTGCCTTATATCCGAATCATACTAATCAGGAAATAGCTTCACTCCTTGGCTCAACCGAAAGTGCCGTTTGCGGAAGAGCATTTAAACTGAAACTTAGGAAGTCACCGGAATTCATGTTAGAACATTCTTCAAAGGGATTCTTTCCAAAAGGGCATCAACCGGCCAACAAAGGGCTTAAACAAACGGAATTTATGTCTATCGATCAGATCGAGAAAACAAAGAAGACGCGCTTTAAAAAGGGGCATATTCCTCAAAATCATAAACCTGTTGGATATGAGCGTATTACCAGAGATGGATATATTGAAGTGAAGACTGCTGAACCCAATGTGTTTGAAATGAAGCACAGATTAATCTGGATTAAACACAACGGAACGATACCCTCTGATTGCGTTATTCGATTTCGGGACGGTAATAAACTGAATGTGGATATATCCAATCTTTATCTTGTGAGTAAGTCTGAGAATATGATGTCTAATACGATTCACCGATATCCTCCTGAATTGAAGAAAGCTATCAGGGCGTACGGAAAACTTAAAAAAACGATTATAAAATATGAAGAATAACATTAGTATAGATAGTTTAAATACACACCTGTTTGAAGCAATCGAAATGCTGAAAAACAATAGTGATCCAAATGCATCTGCCAATGAAAAGATAGATGTCGATACTGCAAAAACTATTGCTGATTTGGGAAAGGTTGTTATTGAAGGCTATAAAGTCAAAGCACAGGTTTTAAACATTATGGCCAAAACTGATAATCCCAATAGTACAAAACAGCTTTTGGGAGGTGCTGGAATAATATCACAGGAACTTCAAATTGAACAATAAAGAAGCAAATATGATAATATGAATAAAATCTTATCTAAATATGCTTCTGAGCATTGGAGCAATAGCGATTATAAGGTAAGAGCCGAAATAGCTCATCAAAAAAGTGTATGTGTAGCTACCTCTGTTGTAAGAAAGGCTGTATTGGAAACCTTTGAAAAGGCTTTCTATCTTGCTGGGGAAGAGATGAAACAGAAAGCTATTGAATCTTATATAGAAAACTGTGAGTACAAATCAGATTGGTGCTGCGATTGCGCAGATGTATGCATAGGTAGGGATTGCCCTACTGTGAAACAATTTATTGAAAAACTTAATTCGTAACAAATCAAAAGATGAATATCAATAAACTAAGAAAAAGGTATTTCAATTATCATCGTAAGCAAAGGCGAAATCGGTATTTAGCAGCTTATAAGGAATTGAAACATGAGATAGAAAAAGAGTCTAAAAGAGGCAAATTGAGCATTCGTTTTCGTGGCAATTTTAACTATGAATACGCAGTGGCAGCAAGATTGTTTTTTAGTAAGAATAAGGATTTCTATGTCAGAGTGAAATTAGAAGAAACAGAGTGGAATAACAAGTTTACAGTTAAAGAAATATTGATTAGTTGGGATATTAATGATGAGCCAGTGTATGATGAGTCAATAGCTTTTAATTTTGATTCAGATGATGAAGATGATTAACTAATAACTGAATAAATATAAAGTAATGAACATCGGAATATTAGCGGTTGATAGTAATTATCCTAATCTGGCTTTGATGAAGATAAGTGCATGGCACAAGGCAAGAGGTGATAATGTTGAGTGGTATAATCCTTTGTGTTCGTATGATAAGGTTTACATGGCAAAAGTATTCAGCTTTACACCGGATTACGGCTACTACATCAATGCCGATCAAGTCGAGAAAGGAGGTACAGGATATGACATAAGTAAGGTTCTTCCGGTAGAAGTTGATAGAATAATTCCGGACTACGATCTATACAATATTGATAAGACTTTGGCTTATGGCTTCCTTACTCGTGGCTGTCCTAATCGCTGTAAGTGGTGTGTGGTACCGAAGAAAGAAGGTAACATTGCTGCTTCATGGATATTGAAGAGATAGCCGTTAATGGGAGAAAAAGCATCATCCTTATGGATAATAACATACTTGCATCCGACTATGGTTTGCAACAGATAGAAAAGATTATCAGATTAAAACTTCGTGTAGACTTCAATCAGGGATTAGATGCCCGTCTTGTAACAGACGAAGTGGCCCGACTTCTTGTAAAGGTCAAATGGATAAAACGAATTCGGTTTGGTTGTGACACTCCTGAACAGATAGCAGAATGCGAACGTGCAACAGCCTTGATTGATAAATATGGATACAAAGGAGAATACTTTTTCTACTGCATCCTATTGAATGATTTTAAGGAAGCATTTACTCGTGTTAATCATTGGCGAATAAAAGGCGGTCGGTTTTTACCACATTGTCAACCTTATAGAAACTTGAATAACCCACATCAGATTATACCGCAATGGCAAAAGGATTTAGCCGGATGGGCTGATAAGAAGTGGATTTTTAGAAGTTGTGAGTTTAAGGACTTTACCCCTCGAAAGGGTTTTGTCTGTAGTGAATATTTTAAAATCAAATAGTGTAAAACTAATAAAGAAATGAACAAAAAAGGGAGCGGGGTTTTCCCGCTCCCCTCCAAAAAATCATTTTTCAGCCCTACCAAGATAAACGTTTTGAACGTCTCCATAATAGTTTATATTGGTGATGTTGTATATTATTGCCGGGGTTGTTTTCTGATATTTTTTGGTAATATAATCTGATAATAAATTTGAAATAACCCCAGCTGCTATAGATAATAGTACTGGTGTCATATTCTTATCAATATTTAATTTGACAATAATTGTACTTGGAAGGATTTGAACCTACATATCCATTTGTCAGATGGAGCTTATCCATTCGGCCACAAGTACAACAACAATGCAAAAATAATAATTTTAAAATAAAATTTATAGTGTATGGCAAAGATTTATGTAGCAAGTAGTTGGAGAAACTCATTTCAGCTAGACGTTGTGTCGTTTCTCAGGAATGAAGGTCATGAAGTATATGACTTTAAAAATCCCCCTCATGGCAATGGTGGTTTCCAATGGTCTGATATAGATCCTAATTGGCAGTACTGGACAACAGCGCAATATAGAGAAGCCCTCAATCATCCGATTGCACAAAAAGGATTTGATTCAGATTTCAATGGTATGCAGTGGGCGGATGTTTGCGTTATGGTTCTCCCTTGTGGTCGGTCGGCTAACACAGAAGCCGGATGGATGAAGGGTGCAGGTAAAAGGGTGATGGTTTACTCCCCGAAAAAGGAAGAACCTGAACTTATGTATAAGATATACGACTTCATAAGTGATAGTATGTTTAGAATCAATGATGAGATAAATAGAGTATAACTAATAAGAAAGGAATCAAATGATAATAGCATGGTTTTCTTGCGGTGTAACATCCGCAGTCGCTTGTAAGATAGCGTTGAGCCTGTACGAAGATGTGCATCTCTATTATATCGAAACAGGCTCCGGGCATCCTGATAATGTCCGATTCCTTGCAGATTGTGAAAAGTGGTACCGGCAGCCTATCTATATCATCCGTAGTGATAAGTATGCCAATGTAGAAGATGTATTAACTAAGAAACGATACATCAATGGTCCGACTGGTGCAGCCTGTACATTTGAGCTAAAGAAGCAGGTCCGGTATAAGTTAGAAAAGGAGTTGGGAAGTTGGGATGGGCAAGTTTGGGGATTCGATTATGACCCGAAAGAGATAAACCGGGCTATTCGACTGAAACAACAATACCCAGACACAAAACCTTTGTTCCCGCTCATTGAACGTCAAATTACAAAACCGGATGCAATGGGGATGCTTTGGAAAGCCGGCATTGAAATTCCTGCCATGTACAAGATGGGTTACAATAACAATAACTGTATTGGTTGCGTGAAAGGTGGCATGGGCTACTGGAACAAAATCCGGAAGGACTTCCCGGAGGTATTTGCTCAAATGGCACAAATTGAACGTGATGTCGGTGCGACGTGCCTAAAAGACAAAGACGGGCGTATCTTCCTTGACGAGTTATCCATGTGGCGAGGTGACCCAGTGGAAGAAATTATACCGGATTGCTCGCTCATCTGTCAAATAGAGTTTCAAGAGATCATTGACAGACAGGTAGAGCGAGTTTTGAAAGGAGAAATTAGTATTAATGATGTAGCCTAATTAGGCTCAAAACTAAGTAGTAATGAATATGGAAACAAAATTTAAAGTAGGTGATAGAGTAAGAATTTTAGATTGTCCGATTATGCCTAATATGGTAGGAAAAACGGGCATTATCAGACATAAGCAAGAGGATTTATATCGTGTAGAAGTCGATGGGAAAGTCATACCAGATTATGCTTTGGAAGCTGATTTAGAGTTGATGCCGACTAATCCTTTTGCGGATAGTAACGAGCTTATTGAAAAATTATTAAAGGAAAATGATTTAGAGGTAATGCATTTGGAAATGTATCTCAATACACAAAATGTTGTATGTGTGGAAAAGACAACGTATGATTCAATGTGCAGTAAAGATACTGCTTTAAATGCTTTTCTTGAATGCGAAGGGTACGATGAATTTGAAAGGGCAATTGATGAATAGCAATAATAATGAAGTATATAATAAATCGAGTTGGATTATTTGATGATTCTGATAAGAAGACCATCATTAAAAATCTAAATAAGCCTACGAATGACATAGATATTTCCCGTGAGGAATTTCGTGTAAAGTATGGATGTAAGCGTGTATGTTTCATGTACACGCAAGTTGTAAAATAACTTGTAAAACTGATAGTTATGATAACCTTAAACAAGCTCGCGGTTAAATGCTACAGAACCGCAATAAAGAGAGGCAAGATAGGTAAGCACAGCTCACCCAAAGCCATTATTACGGCAATATCCAAAGAGTGGCGTGAGCTGTGTGAAGCTACCGAGTATCGTAGTAATCATATTCCAAAGTATTCGGAGTGTGAGGAAGAGGCTGCTGATATTATCATTGCTTCGTTGACTTATCTTCAAAGAATTGGCTGCAGGGATATTGAGCAGCTTATTAAAGATAAGATAAACTTCAACGCTCAGCGAGAGGATTAGGGTTGTCGTACTGACTATAGAGATGTTGATTTTGTGTTGTTGAATAAAATAGTTAGTTATGACAGAGATTATTTCCATTGCCCTCTTGGACTTTAACAAGGGGCAGCTTGCCGGGCTTCCAAAGAACCCGCGCTTTTTCCGTGATTATCGCTATGAGGCGATGAAGAAAAGTATTTCCGATTGTCCGGAAATGCTTGAGTTGCGAGAATTGATTGTCTATCCGTATATGGGTAGATACATTGTCGTTTGTGGCAATCTTCGCTTACGGGCCTGCAAGGAGCTCGGCTATACTGAGCTACCTTGTAAGATCCTGGCACCTGATGTTGCTGTTAAGAAGTTGCGCGAATACGCAGCGAAGGACAATATCAGCTTTGGTGAGAATGATACCGATATTCTGCAAAATGAATGGGATAAATCTGAGTTGCAAGATTGGGGTATGGAATTTGAGCCGGAGAAGCCTGTTGAAGAATTTAAAGAGCGTTTCGACTCAATATCAGATGATACGGCCGTTTATCCTCTCATCCCAAAGTATGACGAAAAACATGAGTTATTCATCATCATTTCAAGCAATGAGGTTGATAGTAACTGGCTCCGTGAGAGGCTGAATATGCAGCACATGAAATCGTACAAGACCGGGAAAGTAAGTAAATCCAATGTTGTTGACATTAAAGACGTTCGCCATGTCCTGCAAGATAGTAATACCAAGTCATAAGCGCCATGACCGTGTGTTCGCTAAAAAATTGGTGAACGATCCAATAATCTGTGTTGCTGAGAGCCAGGCAGATTTGTACCGGCAGTTTAATCCGGACTGTGAAATAGTAACCCATCCTGATGATGTGGTCGGGCTTATTCCAAAGCGTAACTGGATGGCAAAGTATTTCAAGGAGTTATTTATGCTTGATGATGATGTCCACGCCTGTAAGGCTATCTATTCAGAAAAGGGCGAGCCTTGCCGGATAAAGGATAAAAACCAGATAACTCATGTGATCCTATCATTGCATGAGATAGCAAAGTTGATGGGTGTTCACTTGTTTGGCTTTACTTCCCGGATATCTCCTGTGATGTATGATGAGACTGGTTTCCTTTCTCTCTCGAAAATGATAACCGGTTGTTCCTATGGTGTTATCTATAATAAAAATACGTGGTGGAACGAGGAAATAAGGCTTAAGGAAGACTTTTGGATAAGCTGCTATATGAAGTATAAGGAGCGCCGGATATTGACGGATCTACGCTATAATTTTGAGCAGAAGAACACGTTTGTGAATGCTGGTGGTTTAGCTTCCATTCGCAATCAGGAAGAAGAGCGTAGATCTATTCTTTTCATCAAAAAGAATTTTGGTGATAGTATCTTGTTGAAGAGTGCTACCAATAACGGAAAGGATAAGACAAAGCAGCTTGTAGAGTATAATATTTCCTGCAAATTCAAATTCTAACAGTCTGTAAAAAAGGCGTTTAAATGGCGTTCATTCTGATTGTTATTTCCGTCAATTATGATTAATTTTACTGATGTAATAAACTAAAAGTCAAATAATTAAATTGAAATTATGATTATTAGAACAGTTGGAGGATATGATTTCTATGAGGTGAGTTCTGCCATGCAAAAAGCCATCAGGCGAGCTGATACCGGTGTTGCCGGTTTTTTTGCCTTGGAGCTTTGGACGAGTGGTTATAGGGATTATGTTTGGAAGAGATTATTCACCATCAGCGCTGAGGATTGCTTCGGTATCATAACCAAAGAAATTGAGGCTTTATGGCAAGGGCATGAGCTCGTCAATAAAAAGGCTCCTCAGCCGAAAGGACGCATCTTTGTCAGTAAAGCTGTGATTATCCTCTGTGAGTGTAGGAAATGCCGGGATGCAGACCATCTGCAAAACTTCATTTACGACAGGAGGGAAGTTGATATTGAAAAGTGGATTGAAGACGTGAGGCGGTATCCTATTTCTATTCCTGCCTATACCTACGATGTACATACAAGGGTAGGGAAGAAGCAAGGCCGGACAAAGGCAGAGTTTTTCCAACAGGAATTTGACGCTTTAATTCCCCGGGAGCCTGGATTATTTGATGATCTTCCGTCAAAGAAATAGTTGCAAGCCCACAGTGTAATAGCTGTGGGCTTTCTATATAAGTCAAACCAATAAACCAAAGAATTATGAACAGAAAAGAAAGACAAGAGGCGAGAGCCGACAGGTACAGAGAACTTGCAATAAAAAGCAGTGTTGAATCAGATGTAGCTTGCAGACAATCAAGTGAGATGGCAAGTATTATTCCAATGGGACAACCTATTCACGGACTGGCAGACCGTAAATATCGTGAGAAAATAGGTGCAAAAATGGATAAAAGTATCGAGCTTTCTCGTAAAGCCGAGTACTTTAAACAGAAGGCCGTAGCGGCAGAAAGCAATGATGCAGTCTATCTTGGCGATGATGATGCTGTAGAACGTTTGGAGTCGAAATTAGCAGATCTGGAAAAAAAAGCAGGAAACGATGAAAGAAACCAATAAGATCATCCGGTCAAAGAAGTTATCTGATATTGAAAAGCATGATAGGTTAATTGAATTGGGGTACTCTGAAAATGGTGTTAGGGAAGCCTTTACTCCTAATTCCATGGGAGAAATTGGCTTTCCAAGCTGTTCCATTACCAACAATGGGGCCAATATTCGCAGAGTTAAAGGCCAGTTGGAGAAAACCAAACAGATGAAAGTTACTGAGGATAAAGAGTATAAGATAGGCAACGTTCGTGTAGTTGAAAACTATCAAGAAAATCGACTGCAATTATTCTTTCCTGGAAAGCCAGATGAGAATGTCAGAACTCAACTAAAACACAACGGTTTTCGCTGGTCACGCTTTAACGGCTGTTGGCAGTCTTACCTCAAACGCTGGCAAATAGACCGGGCGAAAGAAATCATAGGAGGTTGA